ATCCAAACAGCCCGTGAACTTGCTACGCATGCGTCCGACATCAAGCACTTGCAAGATGACATGGACAAGATGCTGGAGAACATGAAAGCCATGCAGGCAACGCTGACAGCTATTGACAAAACGCTGTCTGAGGCCCGTGGTGGCTGGAAAGTTTTGATGCTGGTTGGCGGGGCAAGCAGCGTTGTAGGCGCTAGCTTGGTTCAGCTTGTTAGCTGGTATGCGGGCGGTAAGTAATCTTTAACATAAATTTCAAAGGTGATGATATGGCTTCCAAAATGAACCCCGGAATGATGGCGATGATGGCAAAGAAAAAAGAAGGCATGCACAAGATGCCTGACGGCAAGATGATGAAAAACTCAGCCATGAAGATGTCTGCTGGCGGCGCTATGCCCATGAAAATGAAAGACGGTAAAAAGGTGCCTATTTTCATGAATAAAGGTGGCAGCATGCCTGAGGCACTTGCTAAACACGCAGCCAAGCCCGCTTCCAAAGCGCACGCTGGCCTCAAAACTGGTGGCATGGCCTACGCTAAAGGTGGCGGCATCGAATCCAAGGGTAAGACCAAAGGCAAGATGATTAAGATGAATAGCGGCGGCAAAGCCTGTTAAGGAAATATCATGAAACGAACAAGACGTTTTTCTTCTAATGGGTATGTCACAAGTGAGGATAGTAATTCTGGGATGAAAGAAGCCTACGATGATCGCATTGCTGCGGAAGAAGCCAAAAGAAAAAAAGACGTTGAAAACGAGGGCGGCAAAGTGTCCGAAGGCGAGCGCGTCAGCATGATGCCGCCTAGTAAGCCAACACTCCCTGCCGCTTCTGCCGCACCTGCTAAACCACGTGTTGTCTCTAAAGCTGAACTGGAAAAGTCTGGTATGAGCTTGCGAGATTTCTTGAACAAAGAGCGTGGTCTAACTCGCCGTGCAGATTCCAGCGCTCCTGCTAAAGCTGAGCCAAAAGCCGAGTCAAAAGCTGCACCAAGAGACGATGGTGCCTATCGTGGCAAGCGTTCTGACATGAAAGACGTTGGTGGTGGTCGTTCGGGTGGCCGTGGTGGCCCCGAAGCTGGTGAAGGGTCTGAGTCAAAACCCGCAGGTGCCTATCGTGGCATGCGCTCTGACCCAGAACCTGTAGGTGCGTATCGCAGTATACGTTCTGACCCAAAACCTGAAGGTGCTTATCGCGGCATGCGCTCTGACATGAAAAAAGGTGGCGCGGTCAAGAAGATGGCTTCCGGTGGTTCCGTGTCTTCGGCTTCTAAACGCGCTGACGGTATTGCTACAAAGGGTAAAACCCGTGGAAAGATGTGCTAATCATGGCTGATAAACCGTCCAACTACCAAGAAGTTCTTGACGAGAAAACTCGTAAGAAAACCAACAAAGCCTATGACGATGCTTCCAAGTCAGTTGATGAACCCAAGGCTGATTCAGTCATGGACAGCATCAAGAAGTACAACCCCTCGGGCCATGAGCGTATTCGTAAGTCAGAGCGAGAGACTGAGAAAGCAGGCGATGCCGCTATAGACGCCTACAAAAAGGGTGAATATGGTTCTGCTTTAAAAGAGGGAGCCAAAGGTTTTGGCGGCTCAGCCAATAGGATGTTGAATATTGGCCCCGTTGAAGGCGCTAAAGCCATAGCTAACCGCATCACAGACGGTAAGAAATACGCTAAGGGCGGCTCTGTATCTTCTGCATCTAAGCGTGCTGATGGTTGCGCTACAAAGGGCAAGACTAAAGGTAGGATGGTTTGATATGGCGACCGTAAAACCCAAAGCTAGTGTTACTAAGTCTTTGAAAAAGGCTGGGTTTTATGGTGCGACTGAACCCAAACGGCTGGCTATTATCAACAAAGTTACAACCAAACCTCAGCGGATAAAAATGGTTGACAAGATGTTTTTAGCCAAGAAAGTTAAAGGCGGTACCAAATGAGAGCAAGTCGCGGTATGGGCATCATTAACCCAGACAAAATGCCTAAAGCTAAGGTAAAGAAGCGCCGCGACAATACGGACTTCACCGAGTACGCCGAGGGTGGAAAAGTTAACGCCGCTGGTGGCGGTCTTTATGCCAACATTGCAGCCAAGAAAAAACGTATTGCTTCAGGTTCTGGTGAGAAGATGCGTAGCGCGGGCGCGGCTGGTGCACCCAAGAAGGGTGACTTTGCTAACGCAGCTAAAACAGCCTCTTATAAAGAGGGTGGCAAGGTAAAGTCTAAGGTCAATGAAGCGGGCAATTACACCAAGCCCGAGCTACGCAAACGTATTTTTAACAGCGTAAAAGCGGCGGCAATCGTTGGTACGGGCGCAGGGCAGTGGAGCGCGAGAAAAGCGCAGGTCATGGCTAAACGGTATAAAGCCGCTGGTGGTGGGTATCGTGACTAAATGGTCTGATAAACGCAAGAAGGCAATTAACTGTGATGACCCAAAAGGTTTCTCAGAGAAGGCCCACTGCGCTGGAAAGAAAAAAATGGCAAGTGGTGGACTGGCTAAACCGCAACAGTCTTTGAAGGACTGGGGCAAACAAGATTGGACAACCAAAAGTGGTAAAAAATCTTCTGACACTGGTGAACGATACCTTCCAAAAGCTGCGATTAAAAGTCTTAGCAGTGCTGAGTACGCTGCAACGACAAAAGCCAAGCGAGCAGGAAAAGCCGCCGGGAAACAGTTCGTAGCGCAACCTAAAACCATCGCAAAGAAAACAGCAGGGTTTAGATAATGGCAACTTCAGGCACCTCCATTTTCAATCTTGAATTTACCGAGATTGCGGAAGAGTCGTGGGAGCGTGCTGGCCGTGAGATGCGTACGGGCTATGACCTGCGCACTGCACGTCGTTCAATGAACCTGATGACCATCGAGTGGCAAAACCGTGGCATCAACATGTGGACGATTGATCAGGGGACTATCAACCTTGTGCAAGGCGTCAACACTTACGCGCTGCCAAACGACACCATTGACCTGTTAGAGCATGTCATTCGCACGGGTGCGGGCAGTGTATCTACGCAGGCTGACCTCTCCATCACGCGAATCAGTGTTTCTACGTACGCCACGATTCCAAACAAGTTACAGCAAGCGCGACCGATCCAGCTTTTGATTCAGCGCATGTCGGGTCAAGAAAGCCTGACTGCTGGTTTGTTGTCCTCCACCATTACCTCAACTGCCACTACGATCACCCTGAGTGACGTGACGGCATTGCCAGCGGCGGGCTTCATTCGTATAGACAGTGAGATCATCAGCTACGGCTACATCACGACTGTTGTGGGTAGCACGCAAGGAACGCTCTCTAACTGTGGCCGTGGTCAGCAAAGTACTTTTCCCGCCGCGCACACCGCTGGAGCCCCAGTTTATTGGACGCAGGTGCCCGCTGTGACCGTCTGGCCGACCCCAGACCAAGGTACCGCAGCCGCACCCTACTACCAACTTGCCTACTGGCGTATGCGCCGTATTCAAGACGCTGGGGCGGGTGTTGAGACCGCAGACATGAATTTTCGCTTTTTGCCTTGCATAGCGGCTGGCTTGGCCTATCACATCGCTATGAAGGTTCCCGAATTAGAAAAACGCATCCCAATGTTAAAAGCTGCGTACGACGAACAGTTTGACTTGGCGGCAGGAGAAGATAGGGAGAAGGCTGCAATTCGGTTTGTGCCGCGTCGTGCGTACATCGGGGGTGGCTGATGGGTAACCGTTATGCCTCCGGCAAGATTGCGATTGCAATCTGCGACCGGTGTGGGTTTCAATTCCGTTTGCGTGAGTTGCGTACACTGATTGTCAAGACAAAGCAAGTCAACATTTTGGTTTGCGGCTCTTGTTGGGAACCCGACCAGCCGCAATTGCAGTTGGGTATGTACCCCGTGGATGACCCGCAAGCGTTGCGCAACCCACGCAAGGATGATACGTACTACCAGTCGGGTACAACCTCAACTGGGTCGATTGGCGAAGGTAGTCGAAACATTCAGTGGGGGTGGTACCCTGTGGGGATGTCTCAAAATTTTGATTCTGAACTTACACCAAATAACTTGGTGGGGGTTGCACAAGTTGGTACAGTAACGGTTGTAGTCACATAAGGAGTCACCATGGCTAAATACAGTCAAAAAATAATGGGTAAAGAAGTTGGCGCTGCCAGCGTCTATGCCGAACCACACACGATGTCGGGTAAGGCTGTCAAGATGTCAAGCAATCCCGGCAGCGGCCCTGATCACAGCAATGCTGATACCGTAAACATGTCTGTGGGAAACATCTACAAGCGCGATGATGCTGGCCCAAAAACCAGCGGCATTCTTGTGCGTGGTGGGAAAGCTCAGACCAAAGGTAGAATGGCCCGTGGCCCGATGGCCTAAAGGTAGCTCATGAATTACGCCGACTTGTGTACCAACATTGAGAACATCTGCGAGAACGAGTTTTCTGCGCAGGAGTTGGCTATGTTTACTGAACAAGCTGAGCAGAAGATTTACAACACGGTGCAGATTCCTGCGATTCGCAAGAACGTAACGGGAACATTGACAACTGGTAACAAGTACCTTCAGATTCCGTCTGACTTTCTGTACGTGTATTCACTGGCCGTGATCGAATCCAACGGTGAGTACTGCTACCTGATTGACAAGGATGTGAACTTTATTCGTGAGGCATATCCACGCGACGTTACAGCAACACGGACGCTTCCCAAGTATTACGCTATCTTTGACGCCTCCGCGTTTATTCTTGGCCCTACACCCGATCAGTCTTACAATGCAGAGTTGCATTACGGCTACTATCCCGAGTCTATTGTTACGGCGGGCACTACGTGGTTGGGCACTGAGTTTGATTCTGCTCTTTTGAACGGCGCACTGATTGAGGCTATCCGCTTCATGAAAGGTGAGCAAGACTTGGTGGGTCAGTACCAACAACTGTACGTCCAAGCAATTGGCCTTTTGAAAAATTTGGGCGACGGCAAGTTACGTACAGACACGTATCGCACTGTTCAAGTCCGCAACCCGGTAAGTTGAGGGGTAAGGAATGTCTACAGTTCAAACCCAGACTACATCGTTTAAAGCGGAGCTTTATCAAGGCGTACACGACTTGACCACGGATGTCATCAAGATCGCCCTGTACACGGCCAGTGCTGATTTAAACGAGACAACAACGGCGTACTCTGCTACAAACGAAGTAGCCAACACGGGCACTTACGTCGCTGGCGGGGCAGCACTAACGCCCATCACGGTGTCGTCTTCTGGGTACACAGCCTTTGTGGGTTTCCCAAATATTTCATGGACAGGGGTTATCACGGCTCGGTGCGCGTTAATCTATAACTCCAGTCAGGGCAACAAATCCGTAGCTGTTTTGGACTTTGGGGCTGACAAAACATCCAGCGTTACATTTGCAATTACCATGCCAGCAAACACCGCTACGGCGGCTCTTATCAGGAGTTCAAATTGATTACGACTACCAAAGGCGAAATGGACGAATCATTGCTTGAAAAGCGTGAAGGAATCATTGATAATGAGAACGAAACAACCACATGGGTGGAGTATTGGTTAAAGGGTGAGTTGGTTCACCGTTCTGCTCATGTGCAGTTAAAACGTGCCGTTGTAAGTTACGGCGAAACCGCTGAATTTTAAGGAAATATCATGGCAAACACACAAGCAATGACCACTTCATTTAAGGTGGACTTATTTAACGCAGTTCATGCGTTTAACGGCACAGGCGTCCCTGCTCACACAGTCTCAACTGCTGATGTGTTTAAAGCGGCCTTGTTCACTGCGGCAAGTACTTTAAATGCAACAACAGCGTCTTACACGGGTGCAATAACTGAAGTGACTGGTACAGGTTATACCGCTGGCGGTGTGACTGTGACGTTTGGTACAGTACCAAGCAGTTCTGGAACCACATCGTTTTTAACACCATCTGCAAGTATTGTGTATAGCACAGTCACATTGGCTACGTCATTTGATGCAATGCTTTTGTACAACGACACAAATTCAACCAAAAAGTCTGTTGCTGTTTACACGTTTTCGCCTCAAACCGTTGCTGCGGGCACGTTTACGTTGACCATGCCAACTAACGACGCAACAACTGGACTGCTGCGAATCGCGTAATTGGTAAGTCATGTCCACAGCATGGGGCGCAGACGCTTGGGGTGATAATACTTGGGGCGGTAGTCAAACTGCGCTCACAGGTGTTGTAGCCTCGGGCGCTGTTGGAACAGTAACAGGCAGTACCGGAGCACAACTCTCTGGGGTTAGTGCAACAGGCGCAGTAGGTTTTTTTAATGTAGAGGTGTCGTTATCTGGTGTAGCGGCAACAGGGGGTACTGGGGTAGTTGGTATTTCGGGTTTACTGGAGCTTACGGGTGTAGGCGCAGTAGGGGCGGTTGGAACACTGGCCTCATCCTCTATATCAACACTAGCGCTAACAGGCATAGCGGCAACCGGCGACGTTGGGTTTGTTGTGCCCGGTGCTAACCTTGCTCTTACTGGTGTAAGTGCTACAGGCTCGGTAGGTATATTTGATATTGGGCAATCTTTGCTGGGTGTACAGGGTACAGGCGCAGTAGGTAGTGTAGGGGTTGGCATACAACTCTCAGGCGTGTTAGGTACAGGTTTGGTTGGCACAAGTGGGCCTACGTACATTAGCGCACTAAGCGGGGTGAGTTCTTCTGGCTTTGTGGGATCTTTTGGAATTGGACGATCATTATCAGGCGTGTCAGCAACCGGAACGGCTGGTTCAGTTTCACAAGCATTTGCTTGGAGTGTGATAAATACTACGCAGACGGCAAATTGGACTGCTGTCTCGACAAACTAGGAGTTAAAAATGCCATCAACATGGTCAGCACTTAAAATAGAACTGCTTGAAACAGGGGCAAACTCTGGTACATGGGGTACGGCTACCAATGCTAATTTGGGTGACGCGGTCTTGGGAGAGGTTATTACGGGTTCAGCTACCGTAAATTTTCCGTCTGCCGCAGATGTAACAATCACATTAACAGACGTTGCAACTACCCAATCAGCCAGAAATTTGCGTTTAAACATTACGGAAAGTGGTGCGGGTGTTGGCTACGCAGGTAATTTAATACTAGGCTCTGGTTGCCAGATTGAAAAGTTCTATTTGGTTAGAAACAATGGTACAGGTGTAAAGACAGTTAAGAACACCACCGGCACAGGTGTGGCGGTTGCGGCGGGTAAGGCCACATTGGTTTAC